CCGTATGTTTTAGCTTCTTTGACTAACATGGTTATCTCCTATTGCTAATATTTACATCAAAAGGGATCACTTTCATAATCCCTTTCAATTTAAATATCAACCTGCAAATCTTGCAAAGTGTCTGGATGTTCTAAGCTTTTGAATGTATAAGACATTCTTACCAAAGTTGATTTTATTACAGGTTTCACCTGATCCAATGTTCCACAGCTTTTTAAAAGCTCTTCTGCGGAATAGACCTTGAACACCAAATACTTGAAAACGAAAACCTGTACTGCCATCTCTTAAAGGTAAAACTTTCATAAAATACTCCATTGTTAAAGTTTCTAAATAATACCCTTATTATTTAGTCTAAGCTCTGCTAGACGTTGGCTCTCCCTCTGGGAGTTTGTCTGCATGGCGAATGACCTTGAAGCTACCCGAAGGGTGTAGAACTCTGATTGGCTTGCCAGCCTTGTCAGCTCTGCTGAATATATCTTTGCCTTTGGCAAGATTAACCCATCCTGTTTTGTTGTTTTGGAAATCAACTAATACTTGAAATGTAGCCATGATTATCTCCTGTTGGCTGTAAGAGCAGCAGGAATTGCTGCATGTTGAACAGTTCTATATAACTCTCTGTAGTAACACAAGGTTACTACTATAGAGAGGTTAATAGGTTAGAATGATATTGCAGAAATATTTTCAATATTTGCTTCGTCTTCGTCTAGCGTAGCTAGCCACCATCCTTCATGGTCATGAAGGTCTACTGCTCCACCACAGGTGGAAGTATGAACTTGGAACTTTCCATCAAGGAACTGGTCGATTTCAAATTGAAGATTTGATACTAGATTTGACATGATTTTCTCCATAATATTTTAATTAAAACTCTGTAGTAACACTTCGTTACTACTACAGAGTTATTAATTAACTTCGTCTTTAACACCAAGAATTACATATACTGATCCTATAAGGAACAGTATTCCACAGCCTCCAATCAGCCATGGATCGTTGAAACGATCAGCAGCAAACATGGCAAAGAATGCCATGAGTAAACCAACGAATATATACGGCATTGTTTTTTCCTCTCTCTATTGCTCGCTTTTAGAACTCACTAGAGTTCGTACTAAAAGCTACAATAGGTTCGTCATTTGGCCTTGTCAAGCCTCTTCAAAATGCATAGCATTTCATCCTTTGCAGAGCAGCTATGCATTGACTGCAAAGCAGTGAAAAAGCCTTGCAAGTCAAAGACTTGAGTGATTTTGTCTAGCCACTACGTAGTAGTGAATGTTACCAATCTCTCCATCCTTCGGATGAATTGACGAGATTTCGTCAGCAATTAACTACTAATTAACCCTCTGTAGTAACACTATGTTACTACTACAGAGGTTTAATTAGGTTTCCTTTGCAAAATTTGCATGGCTGAGTCGCATAATGCGTAGGGGTACACGCAAAAACGCACACGCATGCATATTATATATACACCCCACTCACATATTTAGCAAAATACTAGGAATTATCATCTAGAAATAAAAAGATATCTATCACTGTTGCTAAAATACCACAGCCCGGTACTATAAAGTATGCTTTGTAGTAGCTCTATAGTATATTTTTTTATATTTTTTTAGTATTCTCTATTGTAGAGTCTTACTGTATAGTGTATAATATATACTATGGAACAAATAAATAGTAACTATATAGAAACTTATATGCAGTTAGAAGGTTTGTTGTCTCAACAAGTGGACCTTCAATGTAATACTGACTTTCTTTCCTTCGTAAGACTAATGGCTCCACAGATTGTGTCTGACTTTAGAATGGGTAGACACATAGAAGTGATCTCTGATAAGCTACAAAAGGTAGAATCAGGTGAGATCAAGAGGCTGATGGTCTTCCTCCCTCCACGTTCATCAAAATCTGTTGTCTGTTCTAAGCTATTTCCTGCATGGTACGTAGGTAGAAACCCTGAACATGAGCTATTGACCATATCTCACAGTGATCAACTGGCAAGTGACTTTGGTAGATCAGTAAGAGACATCGTAAATACAGAAGAATTTAAAAAAGTATTTCGTGGTGTGGAACTACGTAGTGATGTAAGAGCAGCAGGTAAGTGGAAGACAAACAAAAACGGTACATATTATGCTGCTGGTGTACGTAGTCAGATAGCTGGTCGTGGTGCTCATGTCGCAATCCTTGATGATGCTATGTCTGAAGAGGATGCTATCTCAAGTGCAGGTAGAAGATTCATAAAAGAGTGGTACCCTGCTGGTCTAAGAACTCGTATCATGCCAGATGGTGCAATAGTCATAATCAATACACGGTATCACTATGATGATCTCTGCGGTTGGCTTCTGAAACAACAAGAGAACATGCCAGACTATGAGACAATACCTTGGGATGTCGTAAAGATACCAGCATGGTTGGACGATAAAGCAGCAGAACTCCTTGACTTACCTGTAGGCCATAGCTATTTTCCAGAATGGAAACCAGATCATGTACTCAAGGTAGATGAGAATGAGATCAAAGCTTCAAATGGATCTCGTTATTGGAATGCTCTGTATATGCAAGACCCCACACCAGAAGAAGGTGGTTTAATCAAGAAGAGATGGTTAAAGAACTGGGAGTATGGAGAACCTCCTAGCTGTGATTTTGTAATACAGACTTATGATACGGCTTTCTCTACATCAAATACGGCTGACTATAGTGTCATACAGACATGGGGTATCTTCTACATGTATAACCAAGACAATCAAGGGTATGAAGACTTTGCTCCACACCTCATATTGCTAGGTAATATCAAAGGTAGATATGAATATCCAGAACTAAGACGTATGGCTCAGAAGTTATACAATCAACACAAGCCTGATATCTGCATGGTAGAGAAGAAAGCATCTGGACAGTCTCTCATACAAGACATGCGTAGAGCAGGACTACCAGTATTAGAATATAATCCTGACAAGGATAAGGTATCTAGAGTTTATGCTGCAACTCCCATGATGGAATCAGGTAGAGTCTGGATACCCATGAACAAGAAGTGGGCAGATGACTTGGTAGAAGAACTTATACGTTTCCCAAATGCGGCTCATGATGACCAAGTGGATGCTCTAACAATGGCAGTACACTATATGAAAGATTCATGGCATCTTACTCACCCAGATGATCCTGACTATGAGGAAGAGAGTAGAAAGAGTAGAGCAACATACTGGAATGTATAAATATAATTCGTGACTTAGAAAAAAGTATGCTATACTAATATAGTAAAGAAGTTTTAGGGGAACATTATGTCAGCATTTAGATTTAAACCCGGTACTCGTACTCTTGATCTTCGCAGATATCCTAGTGGTTTTATGGGGATGGGAAGAGAAATTATTCGTGAAGAAGATTACGATAAATTAGGAGCCGGAGATTTTTATGATGAATATGGAACTGATCCTATAATATCAGATCTTCTTGATAGATATCAGTATGCAACATATGGTTCAATTGAAGAAGCAAATCCTGTAAGTACATTTAATCCTGATGATCCTGATTTTAGAAAAGGTCCAATAAGAGATATTTATAGTTCTGATGCTATATCTATATTTAATATGCCTGATATTGAAAACCTTCCAATTACAAGTATAGATGATTTAAAAAGAGAGCTAGAACTTGGTATATCAGGTCAGGGTTATGCAGCACCTCAAATAAGTGAGGATGAAACTTCAGCAGAAGAAGAAAGACTAGAAAGATTTAAACTACAGGCCATGAATGATTTAATTGGTTTAAAGTCTTATCTTGGAGAAGATATTCCAGAAGAATTATATCAAAGACAAGAGTTACAACAAAAAGTAGTAAGTCCTGATACTTACAACTATGGAGATTTTACACCAATAGATGAAGATCGTGGAATAGGATACAGACCAATTATTCGTAGAAGTGAAGGTGGTAATGCAGAAGTAGAAGCACAAGAAGATTATGGAATAGGTCCAGAAGGGTTTAGTCCAGAAAAATCTGATTATACTGAGGTTGAAGATAAAGATAAAGATTACGACACTGCAAGAGAGCAAGCTTTAGTAGAATATTTTGATCCATTTATGCAAGGTGCTTATTCTAAAGTGGGTGCTCCAATAGGTGAAAGTGTTACAACTTATCAAGATTTTATAGATAGAGAGGGTATAGCTGCTGGACTTGATCCTTTTGAAGATCGTGAAACTCTTAATCAAATTGCAGATTTACAAAGACAAGCTGTAGAAGCTGGTTATACTGATCTTACCGTAAGTTATGATCCAGAAACTGATACATTTTCATATGATTCTCCAAGCTTTGGAGATGCACTTAATTTTGGATTAGGTCAAATAGGTAGAGGAATAGGTGATTTAGCTAATTTTGGTTATGATATGTATCAAAATCTAACATCTCTAACTCCTCTAGGTCTTTTAAGAGATACATTAATGGGAGATCCTAAACTTCCGGGTGGAAGAATTAGATCAGATATTCTTGGAAGATCTACACCATATGTAGATCCAAAAGGACTTACAGGTTTAGCTTTAAGAAGTTCTCTTTTTAGTGACCCTGTAGCTCAAGTAGATTTAATTTCTAAAATTGGTTCATCTCTGTCTGATGTAAAAGATAAAGCGGTGGAAGATATAAAAAATGCCTTTGGTGTAGAAATAGCAGAACAAGTAAAAAAAGATACTGATGGAATGACAGAACAAGAATTTCAAGATTATATGGAGAGAACTTTTGGAAGTGAAGAGTCTGAAGGTTTGTATGAGGATCAAATATAATGGCTATAGAACAAAATCCTTTTGAACAAATACCAACAGAAGAAAACATTAATGTTTTACCAGAAGCTGTTGAAGAAGATATGAATGCTACGTTTGAGGTAGACGATGATGGTGGTGTAATTGTAGACTTCTCTTCTGCTGTAGAGATGGAAGCAAACGAAGAGATTGGTGAATGGTATGACAATCTAGCAGAAGAGATGGATGAAGGAGATCTTTCTGAAATTGCTAGTGATGTTATAGATAACTTTGAAGCAGATAAAGACTCACGTTCAGAGTGGGAGTCTATGTTTGAAAGAGGGTTTGATCTTCTAGGATTAAAACTAGAACAAGGATCAGAACCATTTGAAGGTGCATGTACAGCAGTACATCCATTACTAATTGAGTCTGCTGTTAAGTTTCAATCAAAAGCTTCAAATGAATTGTTTCCTTCGAGCGGTCCTGTAAAGACACAGATCATTGGTAGCTCTTCTCCTGACAAAGAACTACAAGCAAACCGTGTTCAGAACTTTATGAACTATCAGGTAACAGAACAGATGCCTGAGTTCTTTGATGAATTTGAACGTATGTTATTCCATCTACCTCTGATTGGATCAGCATTTAAAAAACTGTACTATGATGCTACAGTAAAACGTCCCAAGTCAGAGTTTATTCCTATTGATCAGTTCTATGTCTCTTACTATGCAACTGATCTAAGTAATGCAGATCGTTATACACATGTTATCTATCGTAGCCCAGTAGAAATACAAAAAGATATACGTGCTGGTGTCTATGCAAATGTTGACCTTCCAGATCCATCTATGAATGCAACAACAGCATTTAGTGAGAAGATGGATACAATAATTGGATTGTCTCCTTCCTCTGATAACGATCCACAGTATGTTCTTCTAGAACAACATTGTTATCTTGATCTTGAAGAAGAAGGTGTGTTCTACCCATACATTGTAACAGTAGAACAAGAATCAAGACAAGTACTAAGTATTCGTAGAAACTATAAGCAAGATGACCCGAACAAAGAAAAGGTAAGCCACTTTGTGCATTATAGGTTTGTTCCGGGCTTTGGTTTCTACGGATTAGGCCTAATTCATTTTCTTGGTAATTTGACTATGAGTGCCACTGCCGCAATGAGATCACTAATAGATGCAGGGCAATTTGCAAATCTACCGGGAGGATTTAAGGCCAAAGGTGTACGGGTTGTTGGTGACAATGAACCTGTATCACCCGGCGAGTTCAAGGAGGTTGAAGCAACTGGAATAGATTTATCAAAGGCTATTGTTCCCCTCCCCTACAAAGAGCCTTCCTCTACTCTGTTCCAGATGTTGAACTTCGTAACTGCTGCTGGTCAGAAGTTTGCGGATAGCACAGAGCAAGTTATCTCTGATGCTGCCTCCTATGGACCCGTTGGTACAACTATGGCACTTCTTGAAGCATCAAGTAAATTCTTTAGTGCGATACATAAACGATTACATAAATCTCAGAAAGATGAATTTAGAATCTTAGCTCGAATTGATTATGAATATCTACCAGAAGAATATCCATATGATGTTCCTTATGAGACTCGTAGTATTTTCAAAAGAGACTTTGATGGTCGGATAGACATTATTCCTGTGTCTGATCCAAACATTCCATCAAACGCCCATCGTATGATGATGGCAAACATGGCACTACAGATGGCACAACAGTCGCCACCCGGAATGTTTAACATAGAAGCATTAAACCGTACTATTTTAAATGCGGCTAACATGCCAAACTTAGATGAGATACTACCACCTAAGATTGAACCGCAACCTCTTGATCCTGTTTCAGATATTATGGCAGCAACAAAAGGTATTCCCATTGCAGCATTCCCCGGACAGAACCATGATGCTCACATACAAGTAAAGATGGCATACCTACAAGATCCACAGAATGGTGCAAATCCTATCATGCAACGAATAGCTCCTATTCTGCAATCAAACATTCAAGAACACTCTGTGATGAAATATCAAGAACAAATGAATGGTGTATCACAAGAAGTTCTACAACAAGTTCCTGCAAACAGCCGTACTCCTGCTGTTGTGGAAATGGCAATGGCTCAAGCAGCCCAACAAGTGATGAATGCAAATCAAGCGATGGGACAAGCTCAATCTCCAGAACAACAGCTTGTTGCGCTTGAGCAAGCAAAGGTAGAACTTGAAAAACAAAAACTACAAGCTGAGTCTGTTACAGATGCTGCTGAAATGGAACTGAAGAATAAAGAACTAGAGATTAAAGAAACTGCTCAGATTATAGACATGTTGAAAGCTACAAGTCAAGCAAAGTCTAGAGAACAGCAAGGAGAACTAAACCGTGAATCAAAAGAAGCAATTAAAGAAGCAGAGCTTCAAACAAAACTTCAGATAGAAGAAAGTAAAATAGAACTTGACCAAAGAAAAGAATTAGCTAAATATATATCTGAAATGTTAAAACAACAAATGCAAGATCAAAAAGAACTAGATCAAACAACTATTGAAAATATGATTGAATTAGCAAATCAACAATTAACGGAGATGAGAAATGATGCAGAAAGGTAAAGGTTACTTAGAGAATGTAAAGAATACGGATAAATCTTATGGAGATCCGTATGCTGCTGATGTTACAGGAGGTCGTAACATTCGTAGCTCTCTTAATAAATGGGACGAATCATCTTGGAAAGCACCAGAATCAGGTAAGCTGAAACCGTAAGATGGACGTTTGGCATGAGATTGTTTCTGAATTTAATTCAGAGATAACTAAGCTTCAGCGTAATCTTGGAGAAGGAATGGCTGAAGATTATTCACACTACCGACAAGTGGTAGGTTCTATCTATGGCATTGAATGGGCCAGAGATAATTTAACTTCAATTTACAAGAAAAGACTACATATGGAGGATGAAGACTAATATGCAACAAGTAAGCATGGGCGGGGCAATTAAAAACGACCTATGGATTACTGATCCAGAAGAACAACCAGATCCATCACCTTTACCTGATCTTCCGGGGTATCATGTTTTGGTACGCCCTATATCAGTAAAAAGTAAAACTAAAGGTGGTGTCTTTATACCAGACTCAACAAGAGATGATATGTCTTATCTTACAACTGTTGGTCAAGTACTTGCGTTAGGTGATCTAGCCTATCATGAGAAAGAAAAGTTTCCAAGTGGTGCTTGGTGTACGGTAGGCGACTATGTATGCTATGGTAAACATACTGGAACTAAGATGTTTTACAAAGGTGTACGTCTTATTCTTTTATTTGATGATCAGATTATTATGCGAGTTCCTGATCCAAAAGACTTAGATCCTACATTTAATTTAACAAAAGGATCAGTTTGATTTGGGAAACTAATAAAAGTATGATATAATAATAAATAAACGTAATCGTTTAGTTCGTTACTAACGGAGAAAAGAATGGATAATAATGACGAATGGAACAACATAGAAGTTCCAACCAACAACCAAGTAGAGTTTGAATTAGAAGAAGAAGTAGAAGCTGCCCCTGAAGAACCTGTTGTAGAAGAAAAAGCAGAAGTAGAAGAGCAGCCTCAAGTAGAAGAACCTGTAGTTGAAGAGAAGCCAAAAGAATTAGAAGGTATTGAAACTAAAGGTGCAGAAAAAAGAATTAGACAATTAGTTCGACAACGTAAAGAACGTGAAGAACAAATACAAGAATTAATAAAACAGAATGAATTATTAAAACAAAATTTAGAAACTAAATCAAAAGACTTAACAAATGTTACTAACACTACTTTGACAAAAGGTGAGGAACATTTAGAAAAAAATATTGAACTGGCAAGACAAGCTTATCTAGAAGCATTTGATTCTGGAGATAAAGAAAAAGCTTTAAATGCTCAAGAAGCTTTAGCAGATGCAAAAGCAGAACTAAAGAATATACAAAATTGGAAGGGTAGGTTAGCTAGACAGCAAGAGATAGAACAAAAACAAGTAGCACAACAACCAGAACCAACTCAACAATATGCTCCTCAAGTAGATACCAAAGCACAAGAGTGGGCTGAACGAAATGATTGGTTTGGACAAGATACAGTAAAGACTGCTGCTGCTCTTGCTCTTGATGGCGAACTAAAGAATGAAGGATATGATCCGAATGATGACGAATTTTATGAAGAAATTGACAGAAGGATGCAAAAATCTTTTGGTCAAACTTCAGACCGTGTGCAGGACAACACGTCAGAACCTGCTCAAGTGGTGTCGGGGAGTTCACGCTCATCTCCGAACTCTGGTAAAAAAGTTAAGCTTTCGAAAGAAGACGTAAGACTTGCTACCAAATGGGGTATACCACTTGAACAATATGCTGCCGAAAAGCTTAAAGTTACAAAAGCTGACGGTGAGTATACAGATATAATTTAAGCGTGGAGGAAAATATGACACGAAATGAATCACGTAATAATAGTCAAAGAGAAAAAGCAGTGAGAGAAGAACAATGGACCTTTGAAGAGCCGAATGCTCTTGACATTCCACCTGCTGTCCAGCAACGGTTTGATCAAGAGGATATGGCACTACGTTGGATACGAGTCTCCCTTCAAGGCAAAGATGACTACATCAATGTTGGCAAACGTCAACAAGAGGGTTGGGTTTTTGTATCTCCTGAAGAAGTACCTGAAATGGCTATTACCTCTTTCGTGAGAGAGGATGGCAGGTATACAGGCACAGTAAGTCGAGGTGACTTGGCTCTTGCTAAAATGCCAGCCGGAAAAGCAAGGGCTAGACGTAATCATTATGAAAACAAAGCTAATGAAATGATGGATGCTGTCAATGCACAGCTTATGCGTAGCTCAGATTCTCGTATGCCAATTACGAATACTAGCCGTTCTGTAACAACACGAGGAAGGCGTCCTAACTTTCAGGACTAACCTCACAACTAAGGAGATGAAACATGTCTACTACTAAAGCATTTCGTGGTTTCATTCCTGCTCGCAAAAAAGGTGGTGGCTACAACAATGAAGCTGTCACTGATACGATTGAACTAACTTCGACGGGTATGACTGGTACTCCGACGAATAGCATTTTTACTGGTGATCCAGTAGTACTTCCGGGTGCGAACTTTGCAACGATATCTCCGTATATTGCTGCAACTCTCAAACCCTCTGGAGTATTCATGGGATGTCAGTATGTTGAAAATGGTGAGCAAAAGTTCTCTCGTTATTGGCCGGGTGGGACGAGTGCCACTGACGTTAAGTTCTTTGTAATTACTGATCCTGATCAGACATATTACATCCAAGCTTCTCTTTCGCTTTCAGCGGCTGAGTTGCTTGTTGTTAAAAACTACAATGTAACCGTTAGCTCCACAGCTTCTAGCGGCAGCACCACAACTGGACAATCCAGCTACTATCTTGATGGTGCTTCTGGTACTGAAGCGGCGGCGGCTGTACGTGTTGTTGGAAAAGCTCAGTTCCCAGATGAAAAAGACTCTGATGCTTATCCTATTGTGGAAGTTTGGCTCAACCATCACCGTGACCGTTTTGTAACGGCTACAGCGTCTACGGCTTAATAAGGAGGTTTTATCATGGCTATCAATAGAGCTAGTATTAGTAAACAACTCCTTCCGGGTCTTAATGCTGTATTCGGTATGGAGTATGGAGAGGTAAACAATGAACACGAACCTCTCTATGATGTAGAAAACTCAGATCGTGCTTTTGAAGAAGAAGTACTCTTCACTGGGTTTGGCACTGCGCCAACCAAGGGTGAAGGTGCTGGCGTTGTCTATGATGACGCTCAAGAAAGCTACACGGCTCGTTACTCACACGAGACTGTGGCTCTTGCTTTTGCAGTCACTGAAGAAGCAATGGAAGACAATCTTTATGATTCGTTTGCCAAGCTTCGTGCTCGTGGCCTTGCCAGAGCTATGGCTAACACCAAGCAGGTAAAAGCGGCGAACCTGTTCAACAATGGTTTCACTGACACTATTGGTGACGGGGCTGCGTTCTTCTCTGCGGCACACCCAACCATTTCTGATGGTAATCAGTCCAACTTGCTTGCGGCTGCTGACCTTACAGAAGCAACTCTGGAAACTGCTCTTACAACAATTCAGAAACTCAAGGATGACCGTGGTATTCTGATTGGTGCGAGTGCTGTTTCACTGCATGTCCCTGTTGACTCATGGGCGATTGCAGATCGTATTCTTGCCAGCCCCGGAAACACTCAAACGAGTGCTGCTGGAGCGAACCCGAATACGAATGCGATCAACGCAACCCGTCATTTGGGCATGTTGCCAGAAGGTTACTTTATCAACCGAAGGTTCACTGACACGACTTCGTACTTCATTAAGACTGATGTTCCTAATGGTACAAAGATGTTTGTCAGATCTCCTCTTCAAACGAAGATGGAGCCTGACTTTGATACAGGTAACTTGCGCTTTAAGGCACGAGAGCGATATAGCTTTGGTGTATCTGATTGGCGTGGCTTCTTTGGAAGTGCTGGTTCCTAATCAAACAGAGGGGGTAGTCAAGTGCTACTCCCTCATTTTGAAATGAGGTTAATATGAGTACAAATACAAAATCAGCTATAGCCACTGGAGATGCTACTCTTACTTTTGTAGATACAGGCACAACAGTTGGCGACAATGGTGGTAATGGAGCTTCTCCTTCCACAACTCGTATTGTTGCTATCCATGCTCTTGCTACCACTGCTGGTACTTTTGTTATCAAAGGACAGAGACAAGCAACAAATAAAACTGCTGAAGGAGCTGCTATTCAATTTAATGTAGCTGCTAATGAAGCAACAGATATTTATATTAGTGAGTTTGGCACCGCTGTTTATGGTGTCGTTTCAGTTTCTGCGCCAACTGATGGTGCGAGTTTAACAGTGTTCTGCGGTTAATATGCCTACATACTCTGATCTAAAGTCTGATATTATTAATACGACTGAGAATGATAGCACTGAGTTTGCTAATCAAATTCCTAAGTTTATTCAAAGAGCAGAGTTTAAATTAATAAAAGACTTAGATGACTTTGGATTAGATGAGTATACAAATGTTTCAGTTTCATCTGGTAATGCAGGGGCAATATCTTTAAATGATCGTGTACGTGTAATTCGTAATGTAAACTTTAAAGTAAGTTCTGGTACAAGTATTACTAATCTATTACCACGAACTATTGAATATGTCAACGACTATTGGCCTGTGAGTGCATCAACTGGTACACCCAGATACTATACAAGAAAGAATAATTCAACAATTAAAATAGTACCAACACCAGTTTCTACTTTAACTGTTGAAATACAAACTCAATCACAACCACTTGCTCTTGCATCCGCAACAGGTACAAGTGTAACAACTTCTAATTACTTTAGTGAATATTGCTATAATGCATTATTTAATGCTTGCTTGGCAGAAGCTACAGCTTTTAATAAAGATTGGAGTACAGTTACATTTTGGCAGCAGCAATACATAGAACAGATTCAAGCATTACGTAATCAATCTAGACGTACTAGACAGGACGATATGGCTGTTGCAGCTTCCCCTGCTGGTGGTCCTAACACAATACAACAAGGAGGGAGTTAATTATGGCTAAAAGGTTAATTAGAAGTATTGCTAAAAGAGCAGGTCAAAAATTAAAAGGTGGTACTAAAAGTGCTACTCGTTTAAATGAAGAAGGCAAAAGAGTGCGTATGTCTAAAGACACAAGTGCAGGTGTTATGAGAGAAGTTGGATCTAAAGCAGGGGCAAAACAACAAAATACTCCTGCCGCTAGAAAGATAAGAAAAGCTGAAAGTAAAGCTGCTGCTGATGTAAAACAACCAGCAATGGGAACACCCGGAGCAACTGCTGAAGCTGCTGATGCTAACATACGACCCTCTCAAGTAGCAGCTAACCAAGCAAATAAGTTTGATAAAGCTTTAAAAGAAAAAGAAAATCAATTAGCAAAATATGAAGAAGAAGTTGCTAAGTTATCAGGAACAGCAAAGTTAAAATATATAAATAAAAATAAACAACGTATTACGACTTTGAGAAATTCTATTAAAGATATGAAATCTAGAGGTGGTCCCGGTGGAAGATCAAAAGTAAGAGGTAAAAAAATTCCAAAAGCTGGTGGCGGTAAAACTATACCTCAAGGTAGTAAAGGAAAAGGTGTACGAGCACTTGTAGCTTCAGGACCAAAAGGTAAACAAGCAGCTAAAGATATGGGATTTGCTGTAGCTAAAAAAGGCGGTAGAATAGTTGCTGCTATGAAAGGTGGTCAAATTGTATCTATGATGTACGATGATTAGTAGATCAAGTGTTAGACAACAGATAACTAAACCACCTAAAAAGAAACAAAAGAAAAAGAGGAGAAAGAAATGATTGGACCTCATACACTAATTAAACGTCCACATAACTTAGATGAGATTGTAGGCAGACCTACTGGACAAGGTTATGGTGCTGCACGTAAAGGTCCAGATGTAAAAGGACCACCTCAAGATGTAGTTGTAGATGAAGATTACACTCAAGGTAAAGCTTTTAAAGTGGAGAGCTAATTATGGCTAAAAGGTTAATTAGTACTATTGCTAAACGTGCTGGACGTAAACGTAAAGCTCGTGGAGTAAAACCTGCTACTGAACTTCAGAAGAAAGGTGCAAAGGTATTAGGCATTTCTTTAACGGCAGCAAAAAAGAAATCTGATGCTGAATTAAAAGCAGCTATCAAAGAAGCTGCACCTAAAAAACCAAAAACTCCTAAAGTAAAAAGAACTAAAGCTGAACAAAGTGAACTAAATCGTTTAATTAAATCTCAAAAACGAGATGAGATGTCAGATCTAAGAGAGACTAATGTTTTAGCTGGTAGACGTAAGACAGGACCAAAAGGACAAGAGGTAGAACAAGGACCACTTCTATCTAAAGCCAAGCTTCCTGAAAAGGTTTCTCCTGCACGTAGGCGTAGTCTTGTTGCTCAAGGTAAAGCAAAGGTACGTCCCGGTAAAGGTGGTAAGAGTCGTCTTGTAGAGACAGGAGAATTTGCACCAGCAAGACAAGATGTAGCAGATCGTATGGGACTTACTGCTAGAGGTGTACCACCTACTGAAAAAGAAATTATGGAAATGGGTGGATTTGAAATTCGTCAATATGGTGGTAAAGTAAAGCGTAACATGGGTGGTAAAGTTCGTGGCGTAGGTCAAGCTATGAAAGGTTTTGGCAATGCTACTTACTCAGATAAGATGTATTAATGGCTGTAGATATTGACAGTAGTAAAATAAATTATGATATAGTTAAACCTAATCGTGAAGACTATACAGACTTTAAAGTATATTGGGCTGACCTATGTCACTATATATTTAAAAAGTATAAAGATACTTACATAAAGGTGTAACATGGCTGTACGTAAAAGAAAAAGAAAAGGTACAGGAATGAAAGGACTTACTATAGGAGGTGGTCACAAGCGTCCTACTAAGTCTGGTGCAGGTATGACTGCAAAAGGTGTTGCAGCTTATAGAAGAAAGAATCCCGGCTCTAAATTAAAAACAGCCGTAACAGAAAAAAAACCAACAGGTAAACGTGCAGCAAGACGTAAATCTTTCTGTGCAAGATCAGCAGGACAAATGAAAAAATTTCCAAAAGCAGCTAAGAATCCTAATAGCCGCTTGAGACAAGCACGTAAACGATGGAGATGCTAAAACTAAATGCCTTACCTAATGTCAAACATCCCTCATTTTAAATGTTGGGTTCGAAAAGAATTTACAAGTAATCATGAAGAATATCAAGGAGAATACTTACACGGTTTAGCAATAGCAGTAAATACAATACCAGATAGATCATTAAGTTTTCAAGTTGTATTTACTGGATGTGATGAAGAAGACAACGTCCACGGTGGAGCTATGTGGGCAAGAATGCCAATAGCTGCACTGGTAGCAGACACAAGATTAGATGAATGGCCTGAGTTAATGCCAACACATTTTGTCCAACCTTGGGACTGCTCTTCTAGAAATCATGCTATAATAGTTATGGATAGAGTTTCATCTAGTCCGTGGCTTTGTAAAATAAATGGAGAATTTTATACAGGACGTTATATGTTTACAGTAGACTACACCGACTCTTATATATCAGATGATCCAGCACAACATAAACAGTCGCATGTGCTAGAACTAATAGATGCTGGAGAGTTTACAGGAAATATTGTAGCGTTACCAAATAATAGAGTACGAGTAACAAACCCTGCTTTGTGGGTTACTGGAAACGGTGCTCCAGACTTTACACCAAGTCAGTATGTTCACTCAGCAGAAATAGACAACAGTTATATGAATCCTAATATTACTTTCAACAATCTTTATGCGGAGGATAGCAAAGATGAAAAAAACTAAATATCGTTCTAAAGGTGGTACTGTTCGTAGAATGGCTGGCGGTATGGCTAAGAATACTAAGTATAAATCTAAAGGTGGTGCGGTCAAACGCAAACGTGGTGGCCGTGCTAAGTAATGGCTGACCCCAAAAAAGGTACAGGTAAAAAGCCAAAAGGATCTGGACGCAGACTTTATACTGATGAAAATCCAAAAGATACAGTTAGTATAAAGTTTGCTACTCCAGCAGATGCAAGAGCTACTGTAGCTAAAGTTAAAAGAGTTAAAAAACCATATGCACGTAAAATACAAATACTTACAGTTATGGAACAACGTGCAAAAGTTATGGGTAAGAATGAAGTTGTACGAATAGCTAAACAAGCAAAGAAGGTATTAAAAGATGGCAATCAAAAAAGCAAAGCCAAAAAGAAAAAAAGGATCGCCTAGACCAACTAATCCTAGTCTCTATGCACGAGTAAAGGCAGAGGCTAAACGTAAGTTCAAGGTATACCCAAGCGCATATGCAAATGCATGGTTAGTACGTACCTATAAAAAACGTGGTGGTAAATACGCATGAGCCTAAAAGAATGGTTTGGAAAAGGCCCAAAGGGTGATTGGGTTGATATTGGTGCTCCAAAGAAAAAGGGCAAGTTCCAAGCCTGTGGTCGTAAGTCTACTAAAACAAGTAAGAGGAAATATCCAAAATGCGTACCAAGGTCTACTGCAAAGAGCATGACCAAAGGTCAGATCAAGAGTGCTGTTGCAAGGAAGAGAGCAAAGGCACAAGGCGTAGGAGGCAAGCCTACGATGGTGAAGACTTTCAAGAAACGAAAGAAAGCCGTAAGAAGAAGGACTAAGAAATAATGGCAGTGTCAGGAACATATAACTTTAATCTAGACATAGATGAAGTTATTCAAGAAGCTACAGAGATGATTGGTGGAGAGAGTACTCTAGGCCATGAACCAGCATCTGCTAGACGTTCTATTAATCTTATGTTAAAAGATTGGCAGAACCGTGGTGTTATGTTGTGGACTACTTCAACTTCTTCTTTTACAGTTGCAGCAAGTACAGCTTCTTATTCTCTTGATAGTTCTACGATAGATGCTCTTGAAGTTGTATATAGTAAAGATAATACTGATACACAACTAGAGCGTATTACATCTGAAGAATATCTTTTAATTCCAAACAAGACACAGACAGGCAGACCAAGCCAATATATTTTTTTTTTTTTTTTTTACAATCATGTACTACGACTATGGCCTCTACCAGATAACTCAAGTGACAGTGTTAAGCTTGAAATCTTTAGAGAACTTCAAGATATAGATAAATCTGCTACACAAAATGCAGACATACCAAAAAGATTTTTACCTTGCTTGACTATGGGACTTGCATATTATATGTCTATGAAACGTCCACTTGTAGCTCCTGATCGTATACAAATGTTAAAAGCTAACTATGAAGAACTTCTTATGAGAGCTATGGAAGAAGATAGGCAAAGAGCTTCTATGCATATAGTTCCAAAGTTAGGATATATATAATGGCAAGTACTAAAAATGCATTAGCAATGTGTGATACATGTGGGTTTGTTTATCCACATAGACAAATGAGAATGAATAGTTATGGGATGTTAGTATGTCCACAAGACTATGAAGGACAATATGATTTAAAAAATCATCCACAAAATCATGTTCCAGATGTTAGAGATAATCCTGCTATACTTAATCCAAGACCAGATATAGGTGGAAGAAATCTAACTTGGAGCGAAGTAACAACAACATGGGCAGACACAGATACTAGGTGGCAACAGATATGACAGATTTAACTAATAAACTTGTATCTAATACTTATAAACAACTTATACTTGTAAGCTCTGCTGTAAGTAATACAGGAGTTGATACTTCTTTAAAACCTGTACAAACAGGAGATGGAACAAATACAGCATTACAAGTTGCAGTCAGTGCAATTAAAGTTACTGGTGATGCAGCCGTTTCTGGCAACGTATCTGTGCGAGGTAATATTCATGCTGACGACAGAGTTTGTGCTAGTGCTTTTTATGGTGATGGTTCTAATATTACTGGCGTTACTGCGACTATAGCAGGTAACATATCTGTTAGCAATGCTGTTGTTGGTGGTAATCTACAAGTATCTGGAACAACAACAATAGTAGGTGCAACACATTTACAAGCTGCTGTATCTGTAGGTGGGGCTGCACAGTTTGGATCTACTGTTACAGTTGTTGGTGCAGCACAACTTAATAGTACAGTTACGGCTGTAGGTGCAGCAACATTTAAATCTACTGTTACTGTAGAGAATGCATTAGCTGCTAAGAATAACGTAACTGTAGGCGGTACGTTTAATGTTGCTGGTGCAGGTACATTTACATCTAAGACAGAATTTAAAAATGATGTATCAGTTAGTGGTCGGCTTGATGTAGCTACCTCTGCTTCAGTAGGTGGAACATTTAGAGCTACAGGTAATGCTGGATTTAGTGGAGCAGTTTCTGTAAGTGGTGGTTTAGTAGTTGGTGATACTGTAACTATTCTTGGTACTAATCTTCAAGCTGCTAGTGCTCGTGTTTGTGCATCAGCATATTATGGAGATGGATCTAACTTAACTAATTTACCGGGTGGAGAGATTAGTGGAAACATATCTGTAAATGGAATTATTGCAGGTGGTAATGTATCTATAGCTGGTAATTTAACAGCAGTTGGAGATCAAGTTAAGTTTGAAAATGCTGCTGTATGTGCATCTACATTCTATGGGGATGGATCAAATCTTACAGGTATAACTGCTTCATTAATTACAACAGGTAGAGTTGCAGGAAGTTTAGAAGTATCTGCTGCTTTATCAGTAGGCTCTACTTTAAATGTAGGAGGAGCTACTTCTATAGGTGGCGATGCTACATTTTCTAGTAAAGTTTTAGCTGGCGGTGCAACTGGTGCATTAGGTGGCAACCTAGAAGTGCTTACTGGATCCACAGGTACAATAGCCACTTTTGAAGGTGCAAGCGGAGATGATATTTATTTTACAAATAGAACTGCTGGAACTGTTGGCGTAGCAGTAAATTCTGCTGATACGTTTGAAGTTAAATCAAATACCATTTCTTTTATTGATCAATCAAATACATCAGCACTTAATCTTACAACAAGCAGTGCCACTTTTGCTGGTGACATCTCTGGTGGTGTGATTACAGGTGTTAATACATCTTCAGGTGCTGAAGCAGATGTACTGTTTGTTCAAAATGCAGCGACTGCTACTGGTACAGCAGGAACAATTAAGTTTGTAAACTCAACAGCCGCTGGATCAAACTCAGGATCAATAGAATTTTCGGCTGTTCGCAGCGGAACAAATACAGGTAAACTTATAATTCGTGCTGCTAACAATTCTGGTTCTATGATTGATGAGCTTGTTTTTGATAGTGCAGTGGGAACATGGGATTTTCAAAATAATCCTATCACTACTACTGGCAACATCTCTGGTGCTGCTGCCACGTTTTCTGGTACGTTATCTGCTGGTGCGACTACCCTAACCACCACAGCTGCTGCTACACTTAAACTTATTCGTAGTGGTAGTGCTGGTCAGATTTCATCTATGGAATTGTACGATGGAGGTGGAACAGACTATGGACGTATTTCTTCATCTGGTGGAAACTTAGCTTTTGCGACTTACGGTAGCGGTTCACTCACCACAGCACTTACCATAGACTCAAGCCAAAATGTTGGCATTGGTAATTCTTCGCCTACGGCTGTAGGGTCATTAACTATTGTAGAGGTTGGTAATGCTAATGGTGGTTCTTACAATATCCAAGATAGTGGAACTTTAGTTGGTCGGTTTACTGGAACAACCGCATCAGCAGCATTATATTCTGTAGGAAGTAGGCCGTTAGTCCTTGGTGCTAATGCTTCTACAGGTCTAACTCTAGATACATCAAACAACGCCACGTTTGCTGGTGAAGTTGACGTAACTGCCGCTGCAAGCACTGCGAATTTTGGTGACAAGTCTCTATATGTCACCATGCCTGATGCCCTAACTAACAGGGCTGGCTTACGAGTTGTTAATAACAACAGTGACACTACTCTTGCTGCTTTTGTGGCAGAAGCAACTACGGCTGGTGCGTATCCGACAGCGGTGGGCAAGGCAGAAATTGTTGTTGCGAATGGAGCAAGCCAAACCATTGCAGCGAGTTTCGCAGGAAATGGCAATGCCACGTTTTCTGGTGATGTTGATATTCAATCATCAACAGGTGGTAAATTAATTCTAACAACTACCGATACTACTGGTACATCAGGTGACGATGTTGGCTCAATAGACTTTTATAGTAGTGATACAAGTACAGGTTCAACAGGTGTTCAGGCAAGAATACTTGGTGAAATGGATAGCAATGGTGATAGTACTGCACTTCAGTTTTTTACTGGACTGTCGACCGGAAGTGGAAGTCCGACATTAAGAAAAAGAATACAAATTGATGGTGCTACCGCTTCAAATGGAAATATCTCATTTTTTGATGATT